CCAGAAGCCCCAGGAGTCCAAGCGAAAGTGCAGGCAAACGTGTTACCCTGTGATAGACTTACAGTTGTAGCCATGCTACTTATTGCGGGAAAAGTAGGGTTTAGGTGATCTGCACCAGTTTACCGATACTAATGAGCGGGTAGCCACAGAAACCCGGCACATTGACCGAGCCTGTCTCCATAGCGGCAGTAATCACGAAAGAGTCGTTTGGCGGGGCAGGCTGAAAGACAACGGTTTCCCCTGTCAGTTCACCCACGTAAGTATCGTGGTCAAAGCCCACTATCCCAGCCTCCGTGCCTGTAGCGGGAAAGGGGTCTGTGCTCAGAAAAATGTAGGGTAGAAAAAAGTTACCAATGTCTGGCACTCCTGGCGAAGTAAGAAGATTGAATCCGCCCTTTAACCAGCCGCTTCCAGTTGCCGCTGACTTGAAATAGTTACCGCCGATTCCTGTGTTTACCGTCCACGACTGGTTAAAGTCCTCGGGCGGTAAGTCTCGGAATGTTACATTGATATAATTCGGAGAGATATTATCGATTTGATACTGACCAGCAGCAGTCCGAAGTTTGCCCCACGTGGACAAACTCCAGCCGCTTGCGCTCGGTGCTCCGATAAGGTAGCCCATTATACGCGGGCGAAGTAGTATTGCGCTGTCTGCGTTCCCAGCTTGAGGCGGTCAGCCCACAACGAGCCGGTGACAATCTGCGTGACGGTCGAGCCGTTGACAGTGGCGATAAGGATATAGCCGTCCGTGTCCGTGTCCGCAGGGATTGTCGCAGAGATGGCCCAAGCAAAGTTAGTAGCGTCCGGGAAGTTCGGCGAGAGGTACGGATGCCTGATATATACGTCGTAAGCGCCGGTCGTAACCGTAATGGTACTGCCGATGTTGCCAGGCGTGACGTTGTTCGTCGAACCAGTTACGATGCTGTACGTGTCAGAGCCACCAGCCGTACTGTCGAAGACGACCTGATAAGGATGGGTTGCGACCGGCTCTGGGATGCACGTTCCGCCGTCGTATTGCACCGAGATGTTTGTGGCACTGGTCATCTCGATCATGCCGCTAGTGGTGACGTCACCAGAGAAGCCAGTGCAAGCCACGCACTCGGCCTTGTTTGCAATCTGGTCCCAGTCAGACGCGTCGTTAACGTTGTACGGATCGGTGGCCTCGTCCTCGTTAGGCACGTTCCTCAGCTGAACCATCCCAGCCTGCATCGGCGTGGTCAGGTCGATGTTCCCGGTGTGGTACTGTTTGATGATAAAGTCGTAAGAATAGGCAGTTACGCCAGCAGTGTTAAAACTAAGCAAGGGCACGTTGAGGCCCGCTAGTTCATTGCAGAAAGTTACGTAGTAAGAGTTCTCAGTAGTGCGGCTGACCTCCACATTCCCGGTAAAGCCGATGACGACCGGGTTGCCATCAATTGTAAACGTGATGCCTGGGATTGAGTTGAGGCACTCGGCCAGCGCCAACTCGTTGGAGTATATAGGCGGTACGTCCGTAACAGGGAAGGGGATAACCGAGGTAGATGCCCCGATGCTAATAGCCACAGCGCCGCCAGAGGCTCGACCCACAAGCAGGACGTGCTGGACTTGGTTCTGGACTAGCGGGATGCCTGGGCGTTCTTGAACGCAGGTCATCGTGAACGTGTTAGCCGTGGCTGTGATGTCGGCAATGGCCTTGTAGCTGTAGCCTAACTTTCGGGGGTTCAGCCAGGAGGTGTGACAATGGCCCCAGTCGAAAGGCAGGCCAGCCGAGGCCGCGTCGTAGCCAGTCATCTTCTGGACGTTCATCGTTTGGACGTACACAGAGGGGCCGGGGTCAACCGTGACCTTGTTCGTATCGGCGGTGTTAGACGTAGCAATCAGGGCCAGCGTCGGGAGGCCAGTGTTGACCACCGAGGACGAAGAGAAAGGCGCAACGCCCACGTCCACGTCCCACTTGAACGCCCATAGCGTCATTGGGTCGTTAGTGTCCGCTAACTGATAGCCGCCCCCTGCTTCCATGTACCACTCAGGGTTATAACTTGGGTCCTGATAGGGCGAGATCGGATTAAGGTCGCCGTAGTGCCGCGTACCGCTTGGGCAGATTTGTACCTTGTCGGCGAACGCCTGCATAATCCGCGTGTCAGCGCCCGACTTGATAATCGGCATAAAGCTCGACGTGTAGCCAATAGCCCCGACACCGATCTGAAGGTAGCGCTGCCCAGCAACGCTTAGAATCTGGCACTCAAAAGGGGCGGGCTTGCCGCCAACGCCGATGTTATAGACCAGCTGCTCGGGAAGTTGGAGCGTGTTGCCAAATTGCGGGGCAAAAACCAAAGGGTCGCCAATGGGGGGTGTCCATGGTTTATCAATATCCAGAGTGAATCCGCTAGACGAAGCCGATAGGGAGTATCCGTCGCCGGGCTGGATGTTGCTCATGGTTTAGATGAATCTGTTATCTCGATATACAGAGTCGTTCCAACCTGGCACACTATACCGCACCTCGTAATTAACCTTATACAGCAGGCCGTAGTCCTGAACGTTGACCTGAGAGAGTAACAGCTGGTTAAACGAACCGTTAGGCGCACTCGAAATCCAAGAAGTACCTGCGTAGTCTGGGACAATCTTAGGCAGGACGCTGGACCAATCGTTGTCGCGAGAAGTCGTACCAAGGTAGTCTAGCATATTTTGCACCTCTAGGGCTTCGCTTGTGTAGAAGTGGCCCGAGAAGGACGACTGCGGGGCAAGGTAGTTGGTCTTGCCGTAGAAGTGGCGATCAGCGGCTTTGACAAACCCGATGAAGCGGCCACCGTCTGCGTCCTCAAAGCATGAGCCGTTAAGGCCAATGTAGGACTGCTTCTTAGCGATGATTAGGGTCTGCCCGGCAAGTGCCTGCGTGACGTAGCTTGCAGGGGTTTTAATCTCCACCAGTGGTCCGATAGGAGACTGGGCATAAGTGCCAGGAGTGCCAGCAATCATGCCGAAGTAACCGTCCCCACCATTCTGCGAAAAGTTAGGGTTAGTCGTGATGCTCTCAGAGGTCAGGCCGTTAGACGAGGCAACCTCTGGGTTAGTGTAGAGACCTTCGTTGATGGTCGAGTCGATGCCGATATAGTCCACCGTGATAACGGCCATGCCCAGGTTGTCGTAAGTGACGGAGAACTTATGGGCGTTAAGCGCACCGTTAAGCGGACAGGTCGAGCCTCGGTTGCCGACCGAGAGATCGTTATTAGTGTTAGCCTTCCAGACGACCGTAGCCGTAAGTAGGCCGTAGCCGTCGTTACTGAGTTTGCCCCCTGGCTGTTGCACCGGGGTCGTTAGGTCGTTGCCGTAGTCTTGACGTGCCATAAAGTTATTTGCTCTTGAGCATTGATGCGCGGGAAGGAGCCGGAGCGTCGGCGGCGTTTAGCCAGGAGGTCGTGCGGCCACCGCCACCAAGAGAAATCTGGGTGAGAATGTCGTTAGTGCGCTTGGCCTCTTCGAGCTGGGAGGTCATGGCCTCAAGTACCGGGTTAGAGCCTACGCCGATGACGTTGCCAAAGCCTTCAGGGGCTTTGAAGGCGTTGCCGACAGGGCCAGCGCCAGCGGCGGCCATGTCTCCGGCGATGAGGGCTTGGACTTCGTCTTGTACCGCCTTGGACCTAGATGCCGTGAATCCGGCACTAGTCGTTTCAACTCCAAGCATATTTACTCTGGGCTTCTGGCGACTCATAATTTCTTTACCCCTTGGATCGTTCTCTAAGAAACTCCGAGTGACGTCCTCACGGGTCACCTTTGCTTCCTCGGTCTGCTCCTTGGCTTCCTTCTCCTTGTTACGCTTGTTAGCGTAATACTTGTCCTCGGCAGACATCAGGGCGTTAGTCCCTTCGATGGCCGCCTTATTGGCGTCCTCGTGCTTTTTCTGGTTATCGGCAATCATCTTACCGATGAAAGCCATGGCCGTGCCAAGGAGAGCCATTGGGCCGAGGAAGGACAGGAAGATGTCTTTAAAGCCTGAGCCGAACTTCTTGCCGATGCCGTCCATCTGCTTGTCCAGTCCACCGACAGCGGCCTTGGCGCGTCCAGCTACCTGCTCGGCGTTAGTGTCGCCGGTGATGCTAAATTGAATGACGTTGCTCATGGGTTTTCGGTTTCGAGTTTGGCGATCAGGTCTTCGTCTTCCTTGGTCAATACCTTCATGTCAGCGCCTTCGCTGATTGCAAAGCATGAGTGAAGCCAGATGGCCTGCGACTCTGGCATGGTCCACGCGCGCTCTTCGGATACCCCATGGTTCATAAGGTTGCAGACCACGGTCAATACCCAGGGCATCCCGGTAGTGTTGGTGTGCTTGGCCTTCTTCTCCCAGAACTTAGGCCAGGACTCAATTAAGACGAACTCGGTGAAGCGGCACATCTGCTTAACGAAGTAGACTTCGCTGGACTTCATGCGTCCTAAATAGAAGTAGTCCTTTAGGCTGAGTTTCCCGATAGGCTCACCGGCACAGATTTTAACTGCGATCAGAAGGTCGAGCGGACGGACATCCTTACCGGGCGAAACGAACGGAGATTCTACCGCTTCCAGCTGCAAGCGACGAAGCAGGGAGAATGGGTCAACGAACCTGCCAAGCAGCTTGAGGCGGCATGGGTCCGTGAACGCGCTTAGGCAGCGCGGTTCCATCGGTTAGACGACGGCCTCGTAGCCGACGGCAGTAACCGTAATGGAAGAATAACCCTTGTTACTTCCCTTATCCGAAATCTTCGTCACCCAGCCAGAAAAGGCCTGAGCAGCCGAACCACTGGTGTAAGAACTGTCGGTATTAATTCCCACAGTAAAAGCAGCGCCGAGGACTGGCATGGACGTGCTTTTTGCAATCAGTTCAACGGTAATCTGCGTCTTGCGATCGTCGCCGCGCCAAGCAACCGTAAGGCCGTCTTCATCAACAACGGTGGCCTCAGAGTTGAACTCACCGTCATTGGTATAACTTTGCACCACGGCGTTAGAAACGGTGGTGTTTCCCACGCCATAGATGGCACTAATCCCTTGGACGATTGCGGCGCACATAGTATACTTATTGCTTTCGGGGTAAGGTTACGGCTGGGGGTTCACCACGATTAGAATATCGTAGCTGAAGACTGACGCCCATGAGCGCTCGTTAACCCCTTCGTCCTCGGACTGGGGGGTGACATCATAGCATAGGGCATCGCCACCAGCGACGAAGACCGCCTTAATGGCAGTCAGGTCCTGCATCGCCCCGGCAACGGCAGCGCAACGTGCCCGGTGTTGGGCTAGGGTGTTGTCGTCGGCAGAGGAGAAGACCGTGATCCGCGTACCGCAGGAGTAGTTACCCAGCCCCTGGGGCATATCGTTAGGCGCGCGGGCCGAGTCGCAAAGGACGATGGCCTTTGGCAGTACGTTGGTATCTGCACCGTCGCCAGTGTAGATAGACACTCCGGCCAGCTCGGTCTGAGCTGAGAGGTGGGAAGCGATAGCCGCTTCTAGGATTTGGCGTGAGGATTTAGTGCCCATAAAGTTTTATTTCTTGCGGTTGGCGCGGGCGGTAGCGTCGCGCACTCTTGCTGGCAGGGTTGCCTGAATCTGTTTAACTCGGTTTCCGTAGACAAGGTTTACCATTCCCGCATCGGTTGCAACATTGTTGATGTTGCCGATCAGATTAGTGGCTGTCATGGAGACCGTGCTACCTGTCTCGGTCATTGAAAAGAAGCCGTCTGGCGAACGGTTGCGATCTACCCATGGGGCATTATAAACGCCCACATTCCGGGCATTGCCCTTAGAAGTCATTAAAGGTGGAATCATACGCATAGCAGAAGCCCATCCAGCCTTAACGCGGCCAACTTTAATCTGACGCTCGGCGATGTATGCCTGCAGCTGAAGGGCAGTTCCGACCATGTATTGAGGCCCACCCACAGGGGCGTTCTTGGGCCAGCGCCCACCGACCTTGGCTTTGTAGCTGTCATGGATGCCGCGGAAATCGTTAGTAGGGCCAAGTATGGGGCGATATGAACCGTCAGCCGTTGCTTTGTTGAGGTAGTTCTGAGCTTTGGCAAAGGCTCTCCCTACGTCCGTGTCCTGCATAATCTTACGCATTACCGGTCCCAAGCCCTTGATGTTTTTCTCGGTCAATTGCAAATAAGCGAAGTTTATAAATGAGTTTCCAGATTGAGATTTTTCCCTAAAACCAACTTGTCCTTCCAGATTCGTTCGTGACTGCCTTTGCGGGGAACCGCTAGATTTTACAGCGTTAATAATTTGCCGAAGAAATACGCCCTTTGACCTTACGCTTTGGTCCATAGGGATAAAGATGCGTTTAACGTCCTTCTCAAGTTTCCCCCTGCCAGCAGTCTCAGCTTTGGGGCTAAGGCCCTGGCCGCCACCCTTGAGCATAGGGGGGGTGAAAATCATGGCGTCCCTGAGCATCAGTCGCATCTGCTCGTTGGCGATTATCTTGCGATCTACATTAACGGTATTCGCAAACTCGGTAATGGCCGCATCAAAGTCGGCCTTACTCTTCGGAACGATGAAGCCGGCCTTAGCCATTACTGGTTATCGTCAACGCACTCTAGCTCGATAACGGCTGAAGTCTGTTTGTAGGACTGGCCCTTGATGCGGAGGACTTGGCCGTTAACGGTGAACTTCTTACCTTCGCCCAGGGAGGCGATAGGAACCCCTGCAGCCAAGGTGGCGACCTGACCCCCTACCCGGCCATCAGAAGCCGTCCAAGGGGCCGTAGCGGCGGCGAAACGCACCGTCCACATCTTCTGGTCAACGAAGCCCCCAGAGTCGAACTTAGGGGTGTTCATCGGGCGGGACAGGCCGACAAGGAACAAGTTAGCGCCGACCGTAGCCGGGACGCCTATATCGGCTAGCAAACCTTGAAAGTCGGGGAGGAATGTATCGTAAATGCTCATGTGTTGGGAGGGTCAGGAATTGGAGATACAAAAAAGCCCCCATTGCTGGGGGCTGTCTTAGGCCGTCAGCCCCGATTAGGCGCTGTAGACGGAGGCGATCGTACCAGTCGTGATGCCCTTGTTCGCACCAAACATCAGTTCCATGGAACCAACGAGGTTACGAGTGGTGGGGTCAGACCAGACGTTGTAGTAGACCGAGATGCCGAGACCTTCGATCGGGACGACTTCGCTCACGAGGAAGTCGCTGCCGACGTTCTCGAAGGAAGGGGCCGCGCTCGCCAGGGCGATGGCTTCGGAACTGCAGGCGAAACCAGAGAGGTTGGCCTCAGAGGGGAAGAGGTTAGCGTAGAAAACGCCACCGTCGAAACCGTAAGCACCAGCCGAGAGAGGCAGGCCAGTCGTGCTGGTCGGGATAAGCTGGCTGTAGATGCCCGGGTTCACGATCAGGGTCTTGCGACCAGCCTTGGAGACGCCAGCCCAGAGAGCGCGGAGCTGAGCAGAGCCAGGGGTAACAGTCGAGTCAGCACCGGTGACGGTGGCAGCGCCGAAGTTAGCAACCGTGATAGGAGCAGTAGCGGCGGCCCAGATGGAGTCGGCCAGCTTGTCCATGTTGATTTTCAGAATCTTCTCCAGACGGATGCCGTTCTGGATGTCAGCGTAGGAGAGACCGAACGGCTGGTAGAGGTGGGCCATCGTAACGGCAGTCGCACCGAGGGTGGACGCGCCGATGCTGTTGAACGAGGTCGGGTTGGTCAGCGTGGTGCTGCCAGCGGTGGAGAGAGCCACCTGAACGACGTCCATCGGGCGCTTCACATCAGACGAGAAGTCGGAGGAGAAGTTAGCGAGGCCGGCGAGGCGGTTCGAGAGGGACGTGAGGCTGAGTTCGGCGACGGTATCGACGATCAGAGCGCTGTTGATGGTGTTAGCCATGATGTGTTATATTTGGGGGTAGAGATTATTTAGCGGAAAAGAGGACAGCCTTGTGCTTCTTGAAGAAGGCGCGGCGTTCAGCACCGACAGGCATCGCGGCATACTGCTCGCAGATGGAGCCGACAACAGCCTGGGCGACAGGAGCGGCGACAGGGGCCACGCCAGAAGAGGCGAGAATGACCGCTGCTTCGGCAGAGCCGGTAGCCTTGGCGGCTTCCAGTTCGGAAATCTTAGCGTTAGCGTCAGCGAGGGCGACTTCCAGCTCCTGAACCTTTTGGTCCTGAGAAGCAGCAGACACCTTAGCGGCGTCAAGTTCAGCGGACACGTCAACGACAGAGGCTTCGACCGTCTTGCGGAGGTCGTCGCGTTCAGCGGTAAGGGAGACGACAGCGGCCTCGGCGGCCTTGAAGCGTTCTTCGATGGTCATATACTATTGCGGGGTGGGTAAGGTTATGCGTCTTGCTCGAAAGCCACGAGGGCTTCGGCAAAGGATGAGGCAAGGCCGGTGATCAGGTTCTTGTTGGCGGCTTCGCGGCCAGTGAACACTTGGCCTTCCATGTCGTCGCGGCTCGCCATCGAGCGCTTACGGAGGACCGTCTGCTTGAACTCTTCATGCATGGCTTCGATGGTTTCGTTTTCCATCTCGCGCATCTCTTCGGTGTAGCCTTCGCCTGCAATGTTCGGGGCCTTGTATTTACCAGAGCGGAACACCTCGACCTTGATGCCCATGTTCTTGAAGGCTTCTTCGTAGGACTCGTCTACGGCGATCACACCTATCGAACCCACGACCGCCGAGGGGCTGGCATAAACGTAGTCAGCCTGGGAGCCGGTGTAGTAAGCGCCAGATGCCATGAGCTTGCGGGCATAGGACATCGTAGGCAGGGGGATGCTGGCAATCTTGTCGGCCAGTTCGGGCGTACCGACCACCGTGCCACCGGGGGAATCAATTTCAAAGGCGATGCGCTTGACCGCAGGGTTAGCGAGCATCTCGTCGATAGCGTCGCTGATATCGCCCATGTCCGAGGCTCCGGTCATCTTGTCGAACTTGGTCAGGCCCATAGCAAGGAAGCCCTGCACAGGGATTACTGCCGTACCGCCCTGGGTAACGTAAGGCTTAACGATTGGGTTAAAGAACATATCGAGCACGCCGTCGATAACGCCGTACTTCTCGGCGTACTTCAGATGGTTCGCGGCCTTGATCGGGTCGCAGAGCATCGGTTCACCGGACAGGCCATCAATAATACACTTCATGGGGTAGAGGGGGGAGGAGGTAGGTCGAGGTTATCGGCAACGTCAGTCGGAGTCTGGCTGGACGCCTGTCCCTGCTGTAGCCAGTTGAACTGCGATTGATAAAGCATCCAAAGCGGCAGGCCACGGTCCTTGGCTTTCTGGACGCGCTTCTCAGCTTCGACCGCTAGGGCTTCCAGCGTGTCGTCAAAGGTGACGCCCTTCTTGCCTAGGATGGCAGCGGCGGTGGTCAGACCCATCTGCAGGTCGGCGCGGTCTTGAGAGGCTTCGCGGCCAGCGTCCACGGTGATGTCGCGGGGAGTGATCCATGACTTGCGGTTGAAGTCCGGGTCATCGGGAATCTTGCCCTTGGCGATACCGTCAGCGATAACGAAGTCGTACACGCGGTCGAGGGAATCGATGAGAATGGATTGCCATTTTCCGGCCCATCGTGACACACGCCCGGCGACCAGTCTTACTGAACTGCCGCCGAGAACCCCCGGCGTCACCTGATACTCGTAAGGGAGCAGTCGGACAATATCTCTCTCGATGGCGGTCATCATTCCCATCCACGCAGCTGAGGGGCGAGTCTGAGCCAACTGGGTCAGGTCCTCGTTGGTATCGACGACCAGCATCTTGCCACCCATCTGGCTGGCAATCTTCTCGCATGAGTTAGCATCGCCAGAGAACTTGGCGGCTGGGTCGTCTTGCAAAACGCCACCCTGTTTTTTCAGAATTAGAGTATGATCCGCCCCTGTGCGGGCTGCGCGAACCTCCAAGGAGAAGACTTCTAGGTGGTCCTGGACTGAGTTCAGGCTGGATTGAAGCACAGCGTAACCGCGCACAGCTGAGGGGCGGTCGTACTCCATAATCTGGAGCATGGCCGAGGCAGGGACATAGCGGTCCTTGCTGGCGTCGCCAACATATACATTCCAGCCAGTGATTTCACCAAAGGTTCCAAGATAGGCTCCGTCAACGTTAGCGTTATTGAACGCATCGCGAGGAGTTCCGACGCGGTGGGCTTCCAGAATCTGCACGGCTGGAACCCCGGTCTGCGGGTCGTTGGTCAAGATGCCGAAAGAGTCACCGTCAATAATCGCACCAGACATCCACATGGCCTGTAGCTGGCCGAGATTGTAGCGCCGGGTCAGATCGCAACGGACAGACCAGTCGCGGAAATACTTATCGTAGGCCGCAGCGGTGTTGGGGTTCTTAGCCAGGGACTGAGCCATGAGGCCGTCACCAACAGAGATTAAAACAGCCTCGTCCACGCACTGCTTGTAGATGGGACTATTACGGACAGCCCAGCGTGACTTCGCCATCATGGCCGTCCGAGTCGCAGAGTTTACCTCAGTGCGCTGGTCAGCCACCCCGCCGATGAACAGCATACGGCGAGCGCCGGACTGCGTCGTACTTGCGAACTGCGAGTAGGATGCCGAAGGCTGACTCTTAGGAGCCTTGGTTTTCTTGGCTAATTTCTTGGGGGGCATTAGAGGTCTACGCGGTTATCCCAGTTTACCTGGATAGAGGTATGAGCACCGCCATAGAGCGTCGGCGATATGCGACTGAGCGCGTAATTGATTTCCAGAATCCGCGTGGCGGGAGGAAGCCCAAATTGTTTATTCACACTCGTACCGGAGTCAGAGTACGACGTGACAGCCAGTCCAAGGTCGGCTAGGGCCTGTGCCTTGTAGGCAAGCAAAGTCTCCTCTGGAACGCCGACATAGATGCCTAGAGCCATATAACTATTGGGGGGCAAGTAAGGTTTGAGGCTCGTCCCTGCCGATCAGCCCCCAGCGCGCGGCGATGAGCATCCCAAGCAACTCACAGTCTAGGGCGTGGTTGTGCTTAACCCCTTGGCGTAGTCGCCAGATAGGCTTCCCCGCTTCCTTTACCCTCACCTCCGAATCTAGCTGGGCGATATACTCCGGCAGGGCATCACGCGCAAACGTGAACACCTTTCGCGCGCGCGTACCCCAGAATAAATCCTTACCGCTCAGATTCGACCACACGACCAGAGACGTGGGGTTGCGTACCCCCGGCACATGAATAGCCGTCGGCGTGTTGTAGAAGCGACGCACCGCGTCACCGGCCTTCGTCTTGACGTTGAAATACTCCTGGCCTGAACCCTTGGCACACTGCCAGCCGCGCGCGGCGCACTGCTTGTAGACTTCCTGCGTGGAGTTACCGTCACCAGAGTCTACCATGACAAGCTGCGGGTGGACGCCGTGCTTGGCCGATAGTGCGTCTAAGCCGCTCCAATCCGTCAGGCCGTCGGTGCTGTTAACCTTGCCGAACCAGACCAGACGGCTGTGCCCGGTCCGACTCCACTGGCGCAGGACGACCCAGAAGTGGTCCCCTTGACAGTCTACGGATTGAGTCAAAAACTTAACAGAGCCTTCAGGGGCGTCGGCCTTGTCCACGATTTGACCGCGTGGGCCAATGTAGGCCACGGCCTCCCAAGGGTCTGCCATCGCGTAATCCGAGGACTCGGTGCTTACCACCATTGACGAGGTATCGTCTGACCAGGGCTGGGCGAGGTACTGGGTCTTAAACAGTTTCCTCGGCGTCAGGTCACCCAGCTCAGCGACCTCCTTAGCCTTGATCATGTCCACGGCCAAAGACCCCCAGCTGGTACTAGCCAGAGCGTTGACGTGTAGCCCGACATACCCGGCCTTCTCGGCCCTGCCTGTAGCCACAAACCCAGCGCCGCGCTCAACCTCGTTGCAGGTCGTCCGCACCTCGTCGTTGTCCTCAAGCCTGACCTTGCACTTCGAGCACTCATAGGTCGTGCCGTTCTGCACGGCCTCAAGGTCCCAGCCGTCAATCCCCTTAGCACCTTCGGGGAATCGAATGTAATCCCAGAGGAACGGCTGCCGATGCTGGCACGTCTCGACCGGGCAGACGAAGTGCCACTCCCTCTGGTCGGTCATCAGGTAGAACTTCCAGAACTCAGCGCCTTGTCCTTCGATATCCCCTGGCTGGCTTTCGTAGACCGCCTTCGATGCGAACGCCGCCGCCTTCAGTCGGCTCATGCTCATGGCGATTGCACCGTTAGGCCATTGCCAGATTTCCGAGCCGAGCACGTACCGGACGTGCAGGGATTGCAGGTGCTTCTCGGTTGAAGCCGATCGGTTGTGAATCAAGCAGCCGTCCGCAAACCGTAGCGTCCCTGACTTGTCGTTATCGTCGGCGCTCATCTGCGAGCGGATATCGGGGACCTGCTCAAACAGGGGCCTCAGCTCGTTAAGCGTGAACCCCTTGGCCTTGTCCTGAGAGTCGAGGTAGATAGCCATACTAGCCCGGCGGTTCGCCATCAGGTAAGTCGCAATCAGTTTCAGCGTCAGCGTCTTTCCGCAGCCGATTGCCCAGGGCATGAACATCCGGCTTGTCGTCGGAGCGTTAAAAATCCGCACGGCCTCACCAATCCACGGCCAGCGCTTAGGGTTGTAGCCACCGTCGAAGACCCCAGCGGGAATCTTCTTAACGTTCTCCTTCAAGTACGCGACCGGGTCGCTCAAGGCCGATGGCCTTACGACGGTCAGTCCCTCCTGGAACAGCTCCTCGGCGTTCATGCCTTTGGCTCCTCAAACACTCCAGCCACTCTGGCGACTTTCTCGCGCGCGTCTCTTGCCCAATCGGTCAGGACGCCGATGGACTTAATCGGGTCCTTCGGGTTGCAGTTCTCACCGCACTCAGAACCTAACGCGTCAAGCCGCTCGACGATCAGGCCAGCCAGACGGAGCATCGCCTCTCGCGCTTCAATCGCCCGGATGTGCTCCCGCGCAAAGACCGACCGACGCTCCTGCTCCTCACGCAGCGCAACGCTCTGCTTCAGACTCTGGTTGTACGTGACCTGATAGCGGCCAGCCTCGGCATCTCCCTCGCGTAACATCCGCTCGTACTTCTCGCGAGCGAGCACGACCAGGCTTTCATGCTTGGCGATCGTCTCGTCGAAGTTTGCGTCGGGGATTCCCTCAACGTCCAAAGGCGGTCGCTCTTTTTTGGGTCGCCCTGTTTTACGCGCCGAACCAGCCGGTTCAGTTTCTGGCGTTTTTGGCTCGTTTTCAAAAGTCATGTTTTAAAAAACGACGGGGTGACAAGCCACGCGGCTTCGGGGGGGGTCATAAAAGATTCCTTTGAGGCCCCTTTACCCCTGTTTTCGCGTGTGTGGATTTTACCCCCCGGATACCCGCTTCTACACGTGCTTTGAAGGATGCCACCTGCCCCATCGCAGCAACGCGAGAACAACCGAGCAGCTTCCCGACCTGTTTCATTGTTAGCTTAGTGCCTATGCCTAGGCCGATACGTATGACCTCGGCCTGCCCCCTCATCGCCGGACAGCGCTTACGTCCGATGGAGTCGAGCACGACCGAGAGGATGGCTAGTACCTGGTCACGGTCGAAGGACTGAGCGCGGATCGTGGCGTCCTCCCCTTCGCTCTGGCGTAAGCGGAAGCAAGCGCGGGCTTCGTCTAGCTCCATGACTGTATCGCCTGACCTTGGCAGTTCGCGGTACGGCCTGAAGCCCTTGGCTCTGGCCCGGGCCTGTGCCTTAGCTGACAACGAATCGAAATGAGCGTCAACGGCTTGTTGATGCTCTGGCGGGATGTTGTCCTGAGTCTCGACCACTTGCCCCTAGTTATGGGTCGAAAGGTAAGGTTAATGCTAACTATAACCCAACAGGGTTGTTTGCAGTTGTTTGCAGACGTTTGCAGGACTTGCAAACACCTTAACACACTGACTACCAGCAAGGTTACAGAAGCCCCCTACTACTTACCTATAATTAAAGATAGA